CCTATGGGAGGAAAGGATTATTATTATTGATGATAAATAAAAATAAATATTATGATTTATATAACACAGGAATAACAAAAGAAGAACTTATATATGAAGTAGGAAAAGATAAGGAAACCTATGGATATGAATGGAATTCTTGCGCTGAAATATTAAATTCAATTCTTGAGAAAGATTTAGACCCCGAAACCTATAGAAAAAGATATTCAGAAATAAAAAGGTTTTATGAAATTTTTCAATCAAAAATAAGAGAAGAAACAAACGAAGATATTCTTAATGAGATTGAAGAAAGAAAATCTGAATTACAAAAAGAAAAATATAAATTTTTTGATGCAAGAAATGAATATAATGCTTTATTGAGAAAAAGAGCAAGAGAAGAAGAAATAAACAAAATAATTATTGATTCTGTTGCTTCTCTTGATGAAAGTAATTTTGAATTAAAGCAAATAGGAAAAATCAATACAAAAGAAACAATGATTATTCCTCTCAACGACCTACATTGTGGATATAAGTTTGATTCTGTATTTGGAAAGTATGATGAATTTATTTTAAAACAAAGACTTGAAAAATATCTTTGTGAAATAAAAAGAATACAAGAACGCCATCATTGTGAAAAAGCAATTGTGATGGGTGGTGGAGATTTAATCAGTGGTAATATACATGCTGAAATAAAAAGAAGTAATAATTTGAATATTATTCAACAAATAACAACCGTTTCAGAATATATTGCCAATTTTCTAGCTGAATTATCCACAATATTTGAAAATGTTTCATTTTTATCTGTTTCTGGAAATCATTCACGAATTGATAAATATAAAGATTCAATAAAAGAAGAAAGACTTGATGATATTGTCGAATGGTATTTAAAAGCAAGGTTATCTAAAATCAATGTGAAATTTGATGATTATATTAATGCAGATGCAACTATGAAGTTTTTTGATGTATATGAAAATTCATATATTCTTGTTCATGGTGATTATGATGATTATAATAATACTTTAGTTTTACAAAGATTTGCAAATAAACCAATTACTGCTATTTTTTCTGGTCATTTTCATCATAATGAAATAGTTACAAAAAATGGAATAAAGTTTATAATGAGTGGTTCTTTTATTGGTGCAGATAATTTTACAATACAAAAAAGAATTTTTTCTCAACCAGAACAATTGATAACAATTGTTGATAAAAATGGAATATATTGTTATTATGATATTAGTTTGCTATGAATGATGAACAGGTTCTTATTAAACAAACAACAATTGATGTTGCAAAGGAAACAGCAAAAAGATTTAATGGTATTAATACGCCAGAAATAAAAATGATAATTGATGAAACATTCAATGTCATTAAAGAAATGCTCCTTGATAATAATTACATTGTTGTTCAAGGTTTAGGTGTTTTTTATATGGATTATCTTGATGAGTCTGATATAAAAGACCCAAGAAATGATGATATTATTCATTTTCCAAAACGAAGAGTACCTCGTTTTTATTTTTCAAGAAGTTTTAAAAAACAAATAAAAATGTTTAATAAAAAGAAATAAAAATTATGGCATTAATAGAAAAAAAGGAAAAACAAAAAAAAGAAAAAATTCAGTCTATGAAATTGAATAAGAAAAAACTTATTCAATATATATCAGACAAAACATACAATGAAGAAATAGAAGTAAGCAATTATTTTGATGCTATTTTTTATGGAATAGCTTCTGCTTTACAAGAAGGATATGAAATTCCTATTGCTGATTTTGGAAAATTTTACACCAAAGAAAGGTTTATAAATAATCCAAAAATCGGATTTGTTGGAAATGTTAAAAAACTATTTTTTAAACCAACAAAAAAATTGAAAAAAATCATAAACAATAAAGAATAAAATGAAAAAAAGGAGTTAATTGTATATACTCCTTTTTTTGTTTAAAAAGAAAGGAGTCTATATATGGCAAAACCAAAAGGTATGGTCATTACAAAAAAAGAAAAAGGTAGTGATAATGCCGAATCAATTCAATCTGAAATAGACGCTCTTTCTCAAAAAATACAAGAAAAGGGCAATACAAAAGAATTTGATGATAAAATAGTTGTTTTTGCTTGTCCGAGATGTGGTGAAACATCTAAAAATGCTTTTTATCAATCTTATAATAAAACAAATAAAATTTCAAAAAAAACAATTTTTTGTAAAAAATGCATTGATGAAATTTATTTTGAAAATTTAAAAACATTAAAAGATGAAAAAACATCTGTTGTAAATGTATGTCAAATATTGAATATTCCTTTTGATGAAAGAACGTATAATTCATGTAAAGAATTAGAAGATGAAGAAACAAAAAAATCATTGATAGAATTTTATTTTGAAAAACTTTCAATATATAAATCCATATATAATATAGGAGATTCTTATGTTGATGGTGATGTTTTTTTAATTAAAGATAACATTATTTCTTTAGATGAATATAAGCAATATCAAAATAATATTGATAAGCAAAATGAATATTTACAAGAAATAAAAAAAACAGATGAAACAATAAAAAGAAATCGAGAAGATGTAATAAGAATTGTTGGTGCTGACCCGTTTAGTAATTATCCAGAAAATGAAGTTGCTGAACTTTATGCTTCATTGTTAGATTTTCTTGATGAAGATGTTGACCCACCACGGTTTTTATTAAATATCTATATAGAAATTGTAAAAAATTTTTATCTATTAGATAAATTAAATGAAGAGATGCTTATTCAAACATCAGATTCAGAAAATCTTTTTGCTAATGCAAAACAAATCAAAACTTTAAATGACACTAAGAAAGATATTCAGAATACCATCAATAAAATCGCCGCTGATAATCAAATTAGTTTGAAAACAGCAAAAGATAAAGGAGATAAAACAAAAAAATTTACCTATATCATAAGAAAATTAATGGAATATGAAGATTTAGATGATGTAAAAAGCAATGCTTTTGATATAAAAACATCAAAAGCAATGGCTGAAGTTGAAAAACAAAGTTTTGGTAATATGATTTCTCAATTGAATATTGAAGAAAATGATTACATCAATGTTTTGGCTAATCAAAGAGATAGAATAACTGAGCTTGAAAATGAATTATTAAAAGTAAAAGAAAAAAATAGAGCAAAGACAAAACGAATAAGCAAACTTGAAGAACGATTAAAAAATATTAATGAGAGGGACAATGAAGAAAATAATTAAATCAAAATCTTTTTATAGTCTTTCTCAAAGAAAACAAGACCATTATGAACAGTATATAAAACTTCTCACTTGGGGAAGAAAATATCCTATTCGATTTATAGAAACATTTTTTAATGTTGAGTTGTTAGACTATCAGAAATATCTAATTTCAAAAACATGGGTAGCAGACAACTCATTATGGTTAATGTGCCGAAATGGTTCAAAAACAACATGTTTATCTTTCTATACATTGACAAGATGTGTATTGTTTCCTGATACGGCAGCATGGCTTATATCAAGAACTGGAGCACAATCAAAAGAGTTGTATGGAAAAATGGAAAAAATGGCAAAAAAAAATCTGTCATCTTTTCCAAATTTAAGCGATTTTATACTTGATGAAAGTGAAAAAATTTTACATGATGAACAAAGTTTTGAATGGACTTTTCCAAATGGAAGTTCAATTCATACATTAAATGGTATTCCTGATAATGCTCGTGGACATCGTTCTACATTGAACATATATGATGAGTCAGCGTTTATCACACAAGAACTATTTAATGCAACAGAACCATTTTTGCTTCAGGATTCTACATTTGTAACAGGTGTAAATCTTGAAGAAAGACCAGAACCACCCGGAAATCAAAGAATATTTGCAAGTTCCGCTGGTGATGTAGATAGTTATTTTTATTCACAATATCGTGATTATTTTCTTAGAATGATGGGTGGAGATACAAGATATTTTGTTGCCAGCATTGATGCCGACATGTTATTCGAGGCCACAATGAATGGTAAAATATATCCTGTATCGCTAATCAAAAGAGAAGATGTGAAAAGAGATTTACAAAAAGAACCAGCAAAAGCGAATAGAGAGTATTATAATAAATTTGATTCTGATGGGGGTGTGAATCAAGTATTCAGAAGGTCTTTATTGATAAAAAATTCAGAACAACGTGCTCCTGTTCTTTTTAATAAAGATGGAGATAAACGATTTATTCTTGCTTATGACCCTGCAAGAACATACGATAATAGCATTGTCGCTATTGCAGAGATTAAAGAACATCCTAATGGTGGATATAAGGCTGAAATATGTAATTGTATTTCTCTTATTGATACTAAAGTTAAAAAGAAAAAACCAGAAACCACGCCAGACCAAGTGCAAGCTATTAAGAAGATGTTATTAGATTATAATGGATGGAATATTCCTGATTATGAAAACATTGATAG